CGCATGGAAGATGTTAAACTATGCTAACAATAAAGTCAAGCCTACTTTGCTTGTTCTAATTTCTCAATCAAGAAATAATATTAGTGCTATGTATACAAGCCAACAGCCAACAGGTGGTCAAGCAACTAAGTTTTATTCATCATCTATTATTAAACTGTTCTCATCAGAGTCAGACAATCAGGCTATTAAGGGAAAGATTAAAGTAGGAGATAAATTAATTGAAGAAAAAATTGGTAGAAAGATTCTTTGGCAACTTCAGTTTTCCAAAACATCTCCAGGGTTTCAGTCTGGTGAGTATGATTTTTACTTTAGAGGTAACGATATTGGTATTGATTCCATTGGTGACCTTGTTGATACCGCAGAATTTGTAGGGTTAGTTAATCGTACAGGCGCATGGTATCAGCTTGAGGATGGCTCTAAGGTGCAAGGTAGAGAAGGATTTGTTAACAGAGTTAAAGAAGATCTTGATCTACAAGAGTCATTAAAAAAGAAGTTGATGAATGGCTGAAAAAGAGTTTACAGTTTTTGCAGGACAGGCAATTTGTCAGAAATGTAAAGAAGATGTTTTGTCTTTAAGACTCTGGGCTGGCACAGGAGATGTCACTTGGATGTGTAGTAAAAAGCACATATCTAAGGTGGCTCTTGTACCAGTTAAAAAGAAAAAGAAAGACTTTGTAGATGAGTGAGCGTTCTGAATCTAAAAGAATTGGTGCTAAACAGCATAAGAATTCAGGACGTAATACCCACAAAGGAGATGCTACATGGAGAAACTTTACTGTAGACTTTAAGGAATATCCAAAGGGTATTACAATCAATAAAGATAACTGGGCAAAAGCAGTAACTGATGCAATTCGAAACGGTAATGATCCAGCAATATTTATTATTCTTGGTGATGGTAATTCAAAGGTAAGATTAGCAGTAATAGAAGTAGAAATGCTTGAGCAACTAACAGAGGGGTATGATGATGGAACCACAAAACACAACGATTGAAATGGTTAATGGTTTGTCTGAGATAGCAGATTATATGAATGATGATGAACTAACAACTGCTTTAACAATGATTGCTAAAATTATTATTAAACCAGATATCCCTATTCAGGTTGCAAGCCTTGAGATTGTTAGACTTCAAGCAATTGCAGCAAAGATGTCATTAAAGGCTACGTGGATGGCTAATGTTGATAAAAGCGACAGGGCAAAAAAGAACATATATTACACAGCAGCAGAAGCAATAAATGATCTAGTTTCAGCACTTAAATACATAATGCGCTAAACCATTTACTGGTATACTTATATAAACAAGGGAATAAAATGACAAAAAACTTATTACAGCAAATTATGATTAGAGAAGTAGAAACTCCAGAACAAGTAGATGCTAAGGAATTAATCAAGGTAATCGAACAAGGATATCTTGTTGGGCGTGAACCAAAGCATACTCAAAAGAAAACCTTTGGACCATCTACTATTGCTTACGGGCATGGAGAATGCCCAAGATACTGGTACCTAGCTTTTGAGGGTGCGATCTTTGAAGACAATGCAGATCCTTATGGCGTAGCAAATATGACCAATGGAACTTTATCTCATGGACGTATTGAGGAAGCATTTAAAAACTCTGGTATATCTATTGATTCAGAATTTAAAATATTCAATGATGATCCACCAATTTTTGGTTATGTAGATAACCTAATCAATTGGAAAGGTGAAGACATTGTTGTTGAAGTTAAGACAACTAACAACGAAGTCTTTGAGTATCGAAAGAGAACTAATAAGCCTAAGATGGGGCATGTTGTTCAGATCCTTATTTATATGAAGATTCTTAAAAAGTCTAAGGGTATTCTAGTTTATGAAAACAAGAATAACCATGAGCTGTTAATCATTCCAGTAGAAGTTAATGACAACTATAGAAACTGGATTGATCAAGCTTTTGAGTGGATGAGAGTGGTCCGTAAGAATTGGGAAGATAAAACTCTACCAACTAAGAACTATAGATCAAACTCAAAGATATGTAAAAACTGTCCAATTAAAAAGGCATGTACAGAAGCAGGGGTGGGCGTAGTCAAAATAGCATCCCTAAAGGAACTGAGTGAAACTATGTAATCGTTGTGATACATACTTTAAACCTAGAGTAAGTTATCAGATATATTGTAGCGACATTTGTAGAGAACAATCTACAAAAGAAAAGATTGCCGAAAGGTATCTTGCTACTAGACGACAAAAAAGATATGGCAAAAAAAGAAATTGTCTTGGGGGATGTGGAATATCATTATCAATGTATAATGATTCTGGATTCTGTGCTAATTGTAATGTAAGTGAAAAAGCAGTTAATAAAATGATCAAGGAGTTAAAGGGGTTCATTGATTATGAGCAAGAATAAATGGGGGTATGCTGTACAACCAAATACTTTTTGTGCCATTGATGCTAGTACTAACAGCCTTGCCTTTGCTTTGTTTAGTACCAAAGAAGGCACTCTTGGATCAGTAGGAAAGATTAATTTTGAAGGCAATGATATCTATGAAAAGGTTATGGATGCAGGGCAAAAGGTAAAAGCATTCCTTGATTTTTATAATGGGTTTGAAGCAATTATTATTGAGCATACTGTTTTTATGAATAGCCCTAAGACTGCTGCTGATCTTGCTTTAGTTCAAGGAGCTATCTTAGGTGCTGCTGGTCAATCTGGAACAAAGGTTATTGGGAAAGTTTCTCCAATTACTTGGCAAAATTATTTAGGAAACAAGAAAATGTCAAAAGAAGATCAGGCTTTAATTAGATCTGCTCATCCAGGCAAGTCTGTTTCTTGGTACAAAACATATGAAAGAAACCTTAGAAAAGAAAGAACTATTACAATGGTTAATACCATCTATGATAGATCTATCAATGATAATGACGTTGCCGATGCTTGCGGCATTGGGCATTGGGCATTAAAAAACTGGGATAAAGCAATAGGAGCTGATAAGTAATGCCTGAGTTAAATGCAAACATTCCACCAATAGAGTGCTATGTGCGTGGAAACTTTTTAAGAGATCAAGAAGACAGTCACGATAAATACTTTCCATGCGTAATCTTTGGAGTTTCAAGTATTAAAGCAAGAAGCCCACTATTTCATTTCATGATGGAAGATGGTGGAATTTGGTGGAGAATGCCAATTAACGCATTTTGTACCAAGCCTGGGGTTCCAGAGGAACCAATTCATAATTTAGTGCTATGGAATTCTTTTAGTCCACATGTTTCAGTTACAAAGTTTCAAGCACTAAGCAATATGAGAATGTCATACATGGATAGAACTCAAACCACTATCCCTGGAACATACTTATTTACACTTGACTGGCACAGCCCAGAAACAAATATTTTAGATGATGGATACTCTGAAAATCCAGGACAGCATAAGTGTGGTCATGTTATTCAAAGAGATGACGGTAACTTTGCAGTTCAGCCAAATAACAGGGTACGCATAAAAGAGCCATCATTTGTAACAAAGAAAGATCTAGTTATCCAAAGACTAATTAATACCAATAAGTGGGATGTTGAGAGTTATGATAAGTGGATGCTTGAAGACTCAAATGCCTATGACTATGGTGTTATTAATACAGAAGTTGACAAATAATATTATGTCTGCTAAACTATATACAAGCAACTTATGGTTACGTAAAAGATATGTAATTGATAAGAAAACTCCAGAGGAGATTGCCAAGGAGTGCGGTACTAGCGTTGAAACCATCTATGTTTACCTTGCTAAATTTGGATTAAGGAAGTCAAAGCGATGAATAAATTAGAAAAGGCAATGATAACAGCTACTGTTGTTGGCATGGTTGGATTTGCTTTTGCGTTTTCTTTATTCAGTGGGCTTCCAGAAGAGTTTGATTGGGAAGCAGATGATGAGTAATAATCTAACCATAACAGTTGATCAAGTTAATAATCCTTTACACTACACATCAGATCCATCTGGTATTGAGTGCATTGAGATTACCAGACATCGTAACTTTAACATTGGCAATGCTTTTAAATACCTTTGGCGAGCAGGACTTAAAGATGAATCTAAAACCATACAAGATCTAGAAAAAGCTATCTTCTATATCAAAGATGAAATAAACAGACTAGAAGGTAAGTATGTCAACTGAAGAAGATTTAGTCAAGCACTTAGATCAAGTTAACGATGTTGTTTCAGAATACCTAAAGGGTAACGATCCAACAGTTATTTCTAAAGAACTTGACATTCCAAGAACTAGAGTTGTAAGCCTTATCAATGAGTGGAAGACTATGGCTTCTGATAATGCTGCAATTCGTGCCCGTGCAAAAGAAGCTTTGGTTGGAGCAGATACACATTATAGTAAGTTGATTACAAAAACCTATGAAGTTATTGATGAGGCATCGCTACTAAATAACTTAAGTGCTAAAACTCAAGGTATCAAACTTGTAATGGATATTGAGTCTAAGCGTATTGATATGCTACAAAAAGCTGGTCTTCTTGAGAATAAAGAACTTGCAGAAGAGATGATTGAGATTGAACGAAAGCAAGAAGTCCTTGTTGGGATACTTAGAGATATCGCATCTGAACATCCTGAAGTTAGAGATATCATTATGCAAAGATTATCCTCAATTGCAAAAGATGGAGAGGTAATCACAGTTGTCCATGATGTTCAATGATTTCCTTGAAGTTCTAAAGGAGAATCACTTTATTGAAAAACCTGTTGACGCAAAGACATTTGTTGAGTCTCCAGAGTACCTTGGACAACCCCCTTTATCTGATATACAGTACACAATTGTAGAAGCAATGAGTCAAATTTATCGCAAAGAAGATGTTGTTGATATCATGGGTGATGCTGGAGAAGAATATTTTAAAAAGTATACAAAGAATGAACTGATCTTGCAACTTGGCAAGGGATCTGGAAAAGACTTTGTATCTACAGTAGCATGTGCCTATGTAGTATATAAGATGCTATGCTTAAAAGATCCAGCAATTTATTATGGTAAGCCTGCTGGAGATGCTATTGATATCATTAACGTCGCAGTTAACGCTCAACAGGCTAAGAACGTTTTCTTTAAAGGATTTAAGTCTAAGATTGAAAGATCTCCTTGGTTTGCGGGAAAGTATAATCCAAAGGCAGACTCAATTGAGTTTGATAAATCTATTACAGTATATTCTGGTCACTCAGAACGTGAATCACACGAAGGTTTAAACTTATTTATGGCAGTCCTTGATGAAATTTCTGGTTTTGCTTCTGAGGTTGCAACAGGAAATGAGCA